CTTTTTTAGAAGAAACTGATATACTATTATCTATCTTTGTACCTATTATGATATATCATAATGCAGATACTGATAAATCTAAAATTTTAGCTGACCATAAAGGGAAAGCTGGAATTTATCAATGGGCCCATTTAGAATCTGGTAAAAATTACATAGGAAGTGCTTTTGATTTATCAAAGAGACTAAATGATTATTATAAATTTTCTTATATTTCTTCTAATAAAAGAAGTAATTCTTATATATATAATGCTTTACTTTTACATGGTTATTCAGCATTTAATCTAACTATTTTGGATTATATTGATATCACGAATTTATCCGTTGATGAAGTTCGTAAATTTATCCTAAAAAAGGAACAATTATATATCGATACCCTTGAGCCTGAGTACAATATTTTAAAAATAGCAGGAAATTCATTAGGGTATAAACATACTGAAGAATCTCTTGTTAAATTTAGTGGAGAGAATCACCCACTTTTTGGTAAATCTCATTCTACTGAGACTAAGGCTTTAATGAGTAAAAATAATAGACGGTCAATGCTTGGTAAAACTCATTCTACTGAAAGTCTTGCTAAAATGAGTGAAGCCAAAAGAGGCAAATATTCAGGAGAGAACAATCCTTTCTACGGGAAAATTCATACACCTAAAACATTGGCAAAAATGAGTATAACCAAAGGAACTACTATTAATGTTTATTCTATAGATGGTCATACTCTGGTTAATACTTTTCCTTCTGCTAAAAAAGCTGCAGAACATTTTAAAGTATCTTATAAAACAATATTATCTTATACTAAAAGTCAAAAATTGTATAAAGATAAATGGATTTTATTGACATCTTTAATTTCTAAAGAATAATAGTAGGGCTTACCAAAATACTATTAGTCTTCTAGTCTGTTGATAATTTCTTTGTTTAGAGTAATCTAAACACCTCAATTACTCATAGGGATAGGGTAATTGATATAGATATCAAATAAATTAAAAGTATAAAATAATAATTCCACATGACCAAGAACATATCTACTGTTGGGATTACATGTCTGAGTAAAAGAAAAAGAAGCTTTCCCTCTTACTCCTTTATTACGTTAGTTAACATACCGTCACTTAGTAATAAACCAGTCAATACTTCTTTCTGTTCTAAAGTTAATGGGATATTATTAATACCCTCTTTAGAACTTAAAGTAGAATTTAACTTAAAACCACTAACCCTAGGACCCATCTTTAAACCACCAACACAAGAATTTAACTTTTTACTACCAAAAAAGCTGCCTGCTAAACTTGCCACAAAATTAGAACATATTATCATTTCAATAAATTTCATTTCATGTTAATTAAAACATGAGTTATATTAAACTATCTTTTAATCAATTCTTGTAATATAATATTCTTCCGGTTTTGGCCGGATTAAATTTTGAACAAGTGTAATATTATCCCATAGCTTAAAAATATCCTATTTAGAATATAAAATTTAAAATATTATATTTAGAATATAACTATCAAATATAAAATATTTTTTTACAAGGAGAGGGGTGTCCATTATTTTCTAATGAACACAAAATAAAAAGTGGTTATAATTGGATCCAATTATGAACCCCAATAGTAGAAGAATACAAATACTAATAACCAAACTACATCAACAACCTTTTATTATTCATATAAATATGAACTAAATCCCTATATCGTAAAAGATGTTAATTAGACATAGAGATTTACATTAATTTTCATTAATGAGTGGACTATATCTTCATCCTTTAACAAAGGAGTATCACGTATAGTCTCTGAGGATCCCAATCCTTATATTGATTGGTTTCCTGCTGATTATCCTATCTATAAGATTTTCACCTAACTATATAGGTACTTATGATATCAGGATGTCCCAGCATATAGTGATATTCATAAAATTAAATTTCTTTAATCTGCATCAAGTTTTTTTTAATGCCAATAAATAATTGCTGCCTCAAATCCAACGTGATGGAAATCTGTGAAATGATAATTTATAACTCTATATAATCCTACAGCTATAAAGATCGTTCCAATAAGAACATGTAACCCATGGAACCCTGTCGTGAAATAGAAAGTACTACCATAAACAGAATCTGCTATTGTGAAAGGAGCATTAACATACTCAAAACCTTGGAATCCTGTGAAAAGTAATGCTAAGATTATAGTAGCAATTAACCCGTTAATAACATATTTTCTATTACCATGGATTAATCCATCGTGAGCCACTGTTACTGTAGCTCCTGAAGATAATAATAAAACTGTGTTTAATAGAGGTACTTCCCACAAATTAATTGTTATATTTGTGATTAATCTTTTAATTTATATAACATAGAAGAATGAAAATAAGGTTTTACTAAAGATTTAAAAAGTTTCATAGATTGGGCCTTAATATAAATTCTATATTTACCATTATGTGAATGTAATGAAGTAAATATCCCGAATTTGTCATTAAAAACTTTAAAAAGTAATTCAACCTCTTCTAATGAAAATCCGTATGTATTAAAATGAAAACCTTTCCCTGATATACTACCATCATCCATAGCCCAATAAGCTAGGCTCACAGGAGTAATTAAATCACCTATATTTAAAGGGATACTTTTAACACCATTAATGTAAAATAACTCATGTAATTGAGTAAAACAAGGTAATTGTCTAGTTGTGAATCTAATCGATTGAGTAGAAACTCCAGTTTTTTTACTTGTTCTAGTTCTAATTACTGGCTAAGATTTACAATAATCTTTAAATAAATCATACAAATGATCTAAGTACTCTTTTTTGTCATTAGACTGTTCTATATGAAAACTAGCATTTTCTGTTTTATGGCGGAAGATATGAGCATCCCCTAATGTGATCCCAATTATAACTTGATATAAATAATCGGGTAAAGGTAGACTAGATGATGATTTTTCTAACACTTTATTATATAGAACTTTAGTATGAGAAAATGCAAATAAATTAAAAGATAAGCACAATATATGTTATCAATTATTTGCATAATTGTTCGGACTATATCATCATCCATAAATAATGGATGTAAGGCGTATAGTCTCTGAAGATCCTACTAAATACAAACATATCGTTGGTTTCTTGCTGATTGCCCCTTTCTTAAGATTTTTACCAAATGTAAAAGATTATTGGTACTTAAGATTTTTAAGGGTGTTTCAGCATATAGCCTTATTTTCACACTATTTTTAAAAATAAAGGTCCCCAGGAATTAAGGATTCATAACTTCAATTCCAGCTGGGGGCCATGTACAACCCAACTCAACTGTAGGGCTTAAAGCTGAATGAAAGAAAGCCCAGAACAATGATAGGAAAAAAAATACTTCAGAGATAACAAATAGGATAAACCCTAATGTTAATCCTTGTTGAACTTTAGAAGTATGAGCCCCTTGATAGGTCTTTTATGTTAACCACCACTCTCATGGTGGATCGGACTATATCTTCATTGATATATTTGAACATACATAAATAATATAAAGTGGAGGGGTGTTAAACATAAGATTATGTAATATTAATATTTAACACAAAAATAGATAAATTATCATAATTTTCTATTCTTGTTCATTCCAGATACTCCTCCCTCTAGCTCTGATGTAAATAACATCCATTGTTTCTTAAATATTTTTGTCTAAATAATTAGATATTGTACGTATGGTACAATTAAAAAATTTAGCTGCTTCTAAAGAATTATTAAAAGATTTATATAAAATTAAATTCAAAGAGTCAGAATCTAAAGTGTATACAAATACTTTTTTATATTTACCAAACATAGGATGATTTTCACCAGATATAGCTAAACTTATTTTTGCTAGAGTAGCGGTAGAATGAGTTTTACCAAACATTGGATTATTCTCACCAATTTTCATTAAACTCATTTTAGATATAGTATCAATAGAATGTGTTTTACCATAAAAGGAATTATTTTCACCTTTACTAGCTTCACTAATTTTAGCTTTTTTATCATCAGTCATTGCTTCTCTCATTTTAGCTAAAGATTCCTCAGTATGTTTGTAACCTAGTAAAGATCCCGCTACCTTTAATATATTATACTCTGGTTTAATAGTATCAATATAAAATTGTTCTAATTCAAGAATCAATTTTCGAGCATTTTCCTTAGATATATTAGAGATATCTATTATCTCATATATAGTTAAACTAAATGAGGAATAACCATGAAAAAGTAAAGCTCTATTAATATACATTGATTTATAACGAGAGATATAAGCTAATGAATAATAATTAGATAATCGTTTAGATAAATCAAAAGCACTACCAATATATCTTTTACCAGATTCTATATGGGTCCACATATAGATCCCTGCTTTTCCTTTATTGTCTGCCAAAATATTTTCTTTATCTGTGTCCGTATAAGAATAGATCTTAATAGGAACAAATATTGAAAATAATATTTCACCCGATTCTTCTAAAAAAAAGGGATAAATGAAAATAAGATTACATCGAAAAATAAATAGAAAAAAGTAAGAAATAATCCTATTATTATAGTAAAACAATAGTTGTTATTATCAACAGAATGTATGAATTTATCAATGCTCAACGTATAGTCTCTAAAGATCCCTTTTCTAATAATAGAATGGTTTCTTGCTGATTGACCAATTTTTAAGATTTTTACTAATTCTTTTAAGAGATTAGTACTTAAGATTCTAAGGTTTTTCCAGCATACAGTTGAGTTTAACGAGTCCACTATATTAGACTCTATAATAATATCTCTAAACCATAGGAACATCGAAGATATAGTAGCGATAAGCCCTAATGTTAAGAATAAACCTCCATTAGCATAGTTATTAAAATACATAACACCAGCTAGTGTTGTAGTTAATAATGCTATTGAAGATGTTAATGGCCATGGAGAAGGTTCCACAAGATGGAACGGGTGACTTTGAATAGTTCTGATCATAAAATAATTTTTTTAAACCCCAAAATTCAGCTTTCTGTCTTAAGAAATTTAGCTGATATATAAAAGAATTATTCTTTTATATCATAGTAATTTTACACTTAATATAACTATAATTGATTACAGAAGTTAATCTTAACCTAGACAATCTCATCATCGGTCAATCAATCATCTTCAAATTATTTTACTAATTTGAACATAAAATTAGTTATATTTAGTCAAAGAAGAATTGAACTTACAATATAAAATAAATATATAATATAAATTCAATTATTAAGCTTACAAAATTTTTTTGTTTAAATATATAGTTAATTATGTAATTAAATTAGAATATTAAATTAAATTAGAATATTATAAAAATTAGATCACAGGCCCCCGGGGCGAGATAAAAAAATAAGTATAATTTTCTATTTTTACTTATACTTGATTTGATTAATTTTATTTGATTTATTAAATTTGATTAATTTAATTTGATCTCTTCCAGAATCAGTTAGATGTTCTTTATTTTTAATCATGGTATAGACCTTAATAAAATCTAAAGAATCTAAACCTTTTACTCCCATTAAAGGATAAATTGAAAAATAATTAACAACTTTTTCTAATTTTGAAATAGATTCAACACTAAAATAATAAGTATATACAGGTGAAAGGTAATTTGGATTATCCCTAACTATAGTAAGTAAAGATGAATCAAAATACTTCGCTAGTGAGTTCATAAAAGATTCACAAGATAATCCAGTAACTTTGTCCAATTGTCTTTGCTCTATTACAAATTTACAAGAAACTTTTCTACTTTGTGATCATTTAGTACTCTCAGTTTTGGGTTTAAATTCTGTAATTTTAACACCAAAGTACCCATCAGCTTCAGTAAATCCTGCGAACCAAGCATTACTATCAATAGGAGAAGTATTAAGAGGTAATAAAGGTATACTTAAAGAATGAGTACTATTTAAATTATTAATTAATTTATGAAAAGTTTCTATTTTAGGAGTTCTAAAATAACCATTCATTAAATTTACTAATTTTATAACACCTTTTTTATCTTTTATAATATAACGCATAGTGTTTGAATTCTGAACATTTTGGAATGAACCAGAACCAATACAAGATTTTAAATACTCATATAAAGGTAGGTTATTTTTATCAAAAGTAAAAATAAAAGCAGGATTTACAGTTCTACGTTCAATTTTAGGATTATCTATCGATATTGAACCATCCCCTTCTAACAATCCTGCTAAATAAGCCCCTAAATCAGTATCTGGAATTACTTTCAATTCCTCTAGATTACTAAAAGTAATCTTACTGTTATAATTATTTATTGAATGAGAAAATTTAAGAATGCTTGACGTGTAGTCTCTGAGGATTCCGTTACTAATTTGGTTCCCTGCTGATAGTCCAATCTTTAAGATTTTTACTAATTCTTTAAAAAGATTAGTACTTAAAGTTCTAAGATTTTCCCAGCATATAGTCAAGTTTAAAGAGTCCACTATATTAGACTCTATAATAATATCTCTGAACCATAAAAACATAGAGGATACTGTAGCTATTAACCCTAAAGTTAAAAATAAACCCCCATTAGCATAGTTATTAAAATACATTACACCTGCAATTGTTGTAGTAAGCAATGCAATAGATGAAGTTAATGGCCAAGGAGAAGGTTCCACTAAATGGAACGGGTGACTTTGAATAGTTCTGTACATAATATAATTTATTATAAACCCCACAATATCAGCAATTCCCTAGAACTTAGAATGCTGATTAAACAAAAATCATATATAATGATTATTATTTCGTAGTAATTTTACACTTATATAACTAAATTGATCGCAGATAAATCTTTTCCTAGACAATCTCGTCATCGGAAGATCAACCATCACCCAAATTATTTATATTAAACTGGGCATGAAATTAGTTATATTTATGACAAAGAAGAATTGAACTTATAATATTAAATTTAATTAATAGTTTATTCAATAGAACTTTATCTTCTTATAAGTTTATTTATATATATATAAACAATAATATAGGAACCTTTAACATAAAAGTGGCCTGACAAATAAGGAGACCTGATTGATTACTGGAGGGGGTGTAAGACTTTTAGTCTAACAAAATAAGTACTTCAACAAATAGTATATTATAACCCTACTATTATTCTTTAGCAATTTTGGTTGTTGATAAGATCCATTATCCTTTATAGAATTTGTTTTTATCCAAATATCTAGAAATAGTACTAATGTTACAATTAAAATGTTTTGCTGCTTCTGAACAAGTGACAAATTCATAAGAAACAACTGTTGGTGTTAAATTAGAGTAAACAAATACCTTTTTACTCACAGGATGATTCTCACCAGTTTTTCCATACATAGGGTTATTCTCGTTTAATTTGGCTACACTCATTTTTTCTAATGTTTCAGTAGAATGAGTTTTCCCGAACATTGGATTTTTTTTCACCTTTAAGAGCTTCACTAATTAAAGCTTTAGTCTCAACTGAGAAAGATCTACCTTTAAGTGCTTGACTAATTTTTGCTTTAGTTTCCTCTGAAAGTTTGTGACCTAAAAAACTACCTGCAACTTTTAGTATATTATATTCAGGCTCTATGGTATCAAGATAGAATTGTTCCCGCTCCAGGATATAAATTTTAGCATCTTCTAAAGTTAAACTTGAAATATCTATATATTTAAAAATGGTTAAAAAAAATGCAGAATATCCGTGATGTTTTAAAGCATTACAAATATACATTGAACTATCACGCTCTAAACGATAAATACTAAAATATTATTTAACTCGTTTAGATAGATCAAATGTAGAGTCTATTTGTGTTTTACCTAATTCTTTG